CGCAAGCCCGTGTGCCTATTCCTCTTAAGTATTACGGCGCGGATACGACAGGCAGATGGTCGGGGTGGGGTTACAACCCTCAGAATTTACCACGCATAAATCCATACAACCCTCGTCCGTCTGATGCACTGCGCAAATCCCTTATTGCACCGCGCGGTCACAAAGTCGTCGTCGCTGACCTTTCCGGGATTGAGCTACGCGTCAATCACTTCTTATGGAAGGTGCCATCCAGCATGGCTATGTTCCAAGCTGACCCCGAAAAAGCTGATCTGTATAAAGACTTCGCCAGTAAACCACATGGCGTTGCCGACGATACTACGCGGCGCTCTAGGAGCGGCTGTCGACCCTTGGGGTATGGTTTATCCGTGCGCGGAAGGACTGACAACGCCCAAAGGCTTCATTAGATACCCACGTCTACGCACAGAAACCAACGAAGAAAACGGTAGGCAGGAGTACATCTACGGCGAAGGCCGTAATCTTGCCCGTATCTACGCAGGAAAGATCGACGAGAACATCGTGCAGCACCTCGCTCGCTGCGTCATCGCTGACAACGCACTAACTGTGCAAAGACTTACAGGTTTACAGCCCGCGCTAATGGTGCATGATGAATTGGTATATGTCGTCCCTGCCGACGAAGCCGAGAGCGTGTTAGGCACTGTTCAACATGTGATGAGAACGCCGCCGACGTGGTGGCCTGAACTGGTGACGTGGTCTGAAGGAGACATCGCCGATACCTATGGAGACGCAAAATGAAGTGGGAGCCTAACAAAGTCGAAGCGCAGTTTATTTCTGAGGTTCGTGAGATGGGTAAGGGCGAAAAGAGGACTTACCACCGAGGAGCGCATTGCGGCGGGCAGTTGCGTCTCGTTGTGCGACGGTTAATTGACACGAGCGTCGTTACAGCCGTGACCAAGAAGCACGGCAAAGGCGACTATGAATACATGGTTGTTAAACTTTAGCGACGGCATTTTCCGTTGCGTACGCGTGTTATTGTGGTATAGTTAAGTACACATAGACACACTTTGACACAACCTGACACAGGATGAAACGCTATGAAAGTCGTTAAATTAGTAAAACCTGTGACGTGGAGTTATTCAGCGCTGACTGCTTTCGAGACTTGTCCGCGCCGTTATCAGCTAACACGCGTGACTAAACAAGTAGTCGAACCACAAACGCAGGCGACTATTTACGGCAACCAAGTCCATAAAGCTTTAGAGGACTACGCCAAGCAAGGTAAAGCTCTGCCCGAGCATCTAAAAAACTGCAAAAAATATATAGACAAAGTTAAACGGATGAAGGGCAAGCTTGTAGTTGAGGAACGTTTGGCTCTCAACAAACACTTTCAGCCAACCAAGTGGATGGCGAAAGACGTGTGGGTCAGAGGCATCATTGACCTTGGCGTAGTCGGCTCTAAAGAAGCCCTGTTGTTAGACTGGAAGACAGGCAAGCACCGCCCCGATTCATATCAGTTAATGTTGTTCGCCGCGTTTGCGTTCTCTTTCTACCCGTGGATAGACAAGGTAACGACAGGATTTATCTGGCTAAAGGATACCAAGTTTGACAAGGAAACCTTTACCCGTGACCAAGTAACCGAGATTTGGAATGAGTTTCTACCGCGTGTTAAGCGTCTTGAGCTAGCGTTCGACGACGACAGGTGGCAAGCAAAACCGTCAGGACTTTGTAAAAACTGGTGCCCAGTCGGGCGTAACCTCTGTGAGTTTTGTGGAGTTTAGTTATGGGTATGACACCAGAAGGTAAGGTTAAGGATAAGATTAAAAAATACCTCAAAGAGATCGGAGCGTGGTATTACATGCCTGTATCCAACGGCATGGGGCGCTCTGGTTGCCCAGATATTTTAGCCTGCCACCACGGGATATTCTACGGGCTTGAAGTTAAAGCCCCCGGAAAAATTAACAACACGACACCCAATCAGGACCGTGAGATCGCAGCGATAAACAACGCAGGCGGGTTTGCTTATGTAGTCGACTCCGTCGAAACAGTTAAGGAGATAATAGGATGAAGTCTGAACACTGGAACCCCGTAATAAGGCTCTGCCAAGAGTATTTAGAGGCGCGGCGCATGATCGAAGAACTCCAGTACGGGTTAATCACACCCGCCGCTTGGGAGAAAAAGTACAAAGATTTTTATTTTGACCGAGACGTAGGGGTGTATGTCGACGACGTTCTTACTGCTGAAGAAACGTACACCCCGCCTCCACACTTGCAACTGGTGCCCAAAGATAGAGGGGAAGATTGATGGCTAAATCATCCGAGCAAGAACTTACGACTAAGGCCGCTTACAACAAACGGCCCGACGTTCAGAAGAAACGTGTCGCAAACAACAAAGCACGTCGCGATGCGTTGCGCGAAGGGCGCGTAAAGAAAGGTGACGGCAAAGACGTCGATCACAAGAAGCCGTTGGCTAAAGGTGGAAGCACCAACAAGTCCAACACAAGAGTTGTCAGCCAAAAAACCAATCGCGGCTGGCGTAAGAAGAACCCCGAAATGTACGGGAAAGGAAAATAATGGAAGCCAAAAAGAGCGATACAGGAAAAGCCCGACTGGACTTACTGCCGCCAGAATTGATGTTAGGTGTCTCGCACGTTCTAGCGTACGGCGCTGAAAAATATTCAGAAAGGAATTGGGAGTTAGGTTCCAAGTGGGGTCGATACTATGCCGCTTTGCAGAGGCACATGTTGGCTTGGTGGGCAGGCGAGGATACCGACGAAGAAACAGGTATGTCTCACTTGTGGCACGCAGGCTGTTGTATTGCGTTTCTCATTGCGTACGAAAGTCGCGGTGTAGGAACAGACGATAGACCAAACAAGGAGCGCGTAAATGATAGTATCGGCGAGGAAGAAGGCTTTACTTCTAAGATCACGACAACCGACGAAGTTGTTATCGGTTTTACCGAAATCTAAAAAGATAGAAATAAATAGCAAAGAATACGTCGCTGTACCTCACTGCATCGAGAGTACACGACTGCTACGGAATATGGGGTACGCCGCCCCTGCACCTATCCGCCATCACTACGAGTGGTCTGGACGTTACACGCCGTTCCACGCACAACTGGAAGCCGCCGCGTTTCTGTCTATGAATGACAGAGCGTTTAACCTTAGCGAACTAGGTACAGGTAAATCGTTGGCGTCGTTGTGGGCCTACGATTATCTGCGTAGCATCGGCAAAAGGAACAAAGTCCTAGTTATTGCACCGCTGTCGACACTGGAGCGGACATGGGGCGATGAAATCTTTACTCACTTTCCGCACCTAAACTTTGCTGTTTTGCATGGCACACGGTCGAAACGCCTGAAACTTCTGGCTCAAGACGACGTCGACATCTACATCATCAACCACGATGGTGTGCAGATTATTGAGCCTGAGTTAGAGAAACGCTCTGACATTGATCTAATAATCATCGACGAGATTGCGCAGTGCGCCCGCAATGCTGGCACGGATCGGTGGCGGGCTATCAACAAAGTAGTAAACCGTCATTCAGTTAAACGTGCGTGTTGGGGTATGACCGGTACGCCGACGCCTAACGCACCAACAGATGCGTGGGCGCAGTGCCGTCTGCTAGTGCCTGATAGTGTGCCGCCTTACTTTAACCGCTTCAAAAACCAAGTGATGAAGCAGTTATCGCAGTTTACTTGGGTACCCAAGCACGAAGCGACGGAGCATGTACACGCCGTCATGCAGCCATCTGTAAGGTTCACGCGCGACGAATGTTTGGACTTACCGCCTGTTATGTTTGAGACGCGTGAGGTTTCACTGACCAAAGAGCAGTACCGCGCCTATGTCGACATGGTTACGAAGCTGAAAGCCGAAGCCGAAGACGGAGAAATAACAGCCGTCAATGAAGCAGTAAAGATGTCTAAGTTGGTGCAGATCGCCTGCGGCGTCGCATACGACGAGAACAGTAAAGAGGTGACGATACCATCGCAACCAAGAATCAACGAGGTAAAGAACATAGTGAATCAAGCCGAAGGCAAGGTGATCGTGTTCGTGCCTTTCGTGTCTTCCGTAAACATGGTTGCCAGAGAACTGAGCAAAGAGTTTACGGTTGAAGTAATACACGGCGGTGTAAAAAAGGATGAGCGTGACCGAATATTTGGCGCGTTCCAAAAATCCGAAACACCAAAGGTATTGGTGGCGCAACCCGCCGCTATGTCACACGGTCTGACGTTAACTGCCGCCAGCACAATCGTCTGGTACTCATGCGTAACGTCCAACGA